GTATCAAAGAATATTTTTATTTTTAAATTGAAGGGAGCACGGAGCAAGATGCCGATCGATTACAAAAAATATCCTAAGAACTGGAAAGAGCTGAGAGCAGCTGTCCTGGAGCGAGCGAATAACAAGTGTGAGTTTTGTGGATTGGAAAATTACGCCGTTGGAGTGCGAAGCGCAGATGGTACTTCATTTCGCCAATATTCATCAATGGAAGTTGAAGCTGGTTTTCTTGATGGTGACAGAGTTATCCAAATAGTTTTAACCATTGCGCATCTGGATCACGACGAAGAAAACCACGATGTAAAAATTGATCGGCTTGCAGCTCTCTGCCAGCGCTGTCATTTGGTTTATGACATTCCGGAAAAGAAACGCAGAAGAAAAAATAAAAAAGCAGTTGGAGATTTATTCCAATGATGAACAAAAAGTATAGAGTAAAAAACACCAAGACAGGAAACTTTGTAAGCGGGGATCTGAGTCCTTACGAAGCGACTAAGCTATGTGGGGAGCTGACACTCATCAGCGATTGGTATGAAGTTGTGGACGTTGAAGAAACTGTTGGGCACAAAGAACAATCCGCTATTCGTGAAATGACTGAGGATGAAATTAAGGGAGTTCGTGCGCTGCAACAGGTTAAAAACATTTATCAAGCTGAGTTTCGGGATAGTATGCTGGTCCAGATTCTAACAGGTTCGTTAAAGATAACAGACAAGCAAGCGGGTTATCTTTGGTTTTTGGTTTATCGTTATCGAAGAAACTTTAATGACCAGGTATTAATTTCAACAGCAGAAAAATTGAAAGCTACTTATGCATCGAACCGATAACAACCAGGCTGAGATAGTTCGAACACTCAAAGCAGTTGGCGCAACTGTTACCGATACTTCAATGGTTGGTGGAGGCTTTCCGGATCTGGTGGTTGGCTACTGTAAGCGAGCCTATCTGATAGAAATTAAAAACCCGGATGCACGCGGTAAACTCAGAACATCACAGATCATCTTTCAGGAGTTCTGGAAAGGTCCCGACGTGCACGTGGTTGAGAATGTTGAAGAAGCGTTAAAAGTTATTGGAGCAATATCCTAATAAAAAGTAGGATGAGAAAGAATTTTTATAAAACTATTATTTGGGAGCAAAATGTCAACAGATTTTTTAAGAGACATAGTTGAGGTTTGCGTTAAGCACAATGCTGTCCCGAACTTCGTGTTAAACCTTGACAGAAATCTCAAGCTTTATGCGCGTTATGAGGAAGAGCTGAAGAAACATAAAACGATGAATGACATTTGCATTACTCTTGGGGATGAATTTTGTATGTCTGAAAAGAATGTTGAAAAAATAATTTATGCAATTAAAAACTCTCAGGGAAAAGTTAAGATAAAAAATGCCACGGATTAAAGGGACACACAGCGGAGCTGTAAGAATACGAATAAACGAAGTCGCAACTATCATTCTGGAAAACCCGCGCTTTTTCCAATCCAAGTCTAACACGGAGCTTAGAGACATCGTAAAAGAAAAGTACAATACAAAAGCAAGAATGGCTAACGAGTATATCCTTGGTGCTAAAGAATTGATTGCAGATTTGGTTGAGAAGAGAAAAGAGAAATCGTTTGAGCGTGCGCTGCTTGATCGTGAAAACTTATTACAGAAGGCAACTGCTATCCTGGATTATAAGCTAGCTCTGGATGTTGTAAAGGACCGCGATAAAATACTCGGACTTTATGAAGATAAGGTTATCCACAGCGGCGAGGTTGCTGTAACATTTATTGAAAAACTTGATGAGTAAACAAATTGTTTTACAGGACATTATTGGAAAAGGTTATAAAGACTTCTGGACAAACAGACAACGTTACCGTATGCTTAAGGGAGGCAGAGGCTCAAAGAAATCCACAACACAAAGCCTTTGGGTTATCTGGAATATGATGAAATATTCAGACGCAAATACTCTGGTTATCAGAAAAGTTTTTAAGGATCACAAAGATTCTACTTACGCACAGCTTAACTGGGCAATCAATCGTCTTGAAGTATCACACCTCTGGTACTCTAAACTTTCTCCGCTTGAAATTATTTACATACCCACCGGACAAAAGATTCTTTTCCGTGGACTTGATGATCCGATGTCAATCACATCCATAACAGTTGAACACGGTTACCTGTGCTGGGTATGGTTTGAAGAGTTCTATCAGATCAGCAGCGAAAACGATTTTAATATGGTTGATATGAGTGTGCGCGGCAATATACCGGAGCCGCTGTTCAAGCAAGTCACTGGCACGTTTAATCCCTGGAATGAGAGACACTGGATTAAGGAAAGATTTTTTGATAATCCGGACAACGACACTTTTGCAAACACTACAACTTACGAGTGCAATGAATTTCTTGGAGCTGACGACATCCGATTATTTGAAGAGATGAAACTTAGAAACCCACGCCGCTACAATGTTGAAGGGCTTGGCAATTGGGGAGTTGCTGAAGGATTGGTTTATGAGAACTGGTATGAAGAAAGTTTTACTGTCAGCGATATACTTCAACAGCGACCCTGGGTAAAGAGTGCTTTTGGTCTGGACTTTGGCTACACAGCAGATCCCACAGCGTTCAGCTGCAACATCATCGATCTTGAAAATAAAATTTTGTGGACGTTTGATGAGCACTATCAGAAGGGGATGCTTAACACTCAGATTGCTGCAATGATTGAATACAAAGGCTACAACAAAGAAGAAATTATTGCTGACTGTGCTGAACCAAAAAGTATTGAAGAAATTAAGCGGTTAGGTATAAGCAGAATAAAAGCAGCGCGTAAGGGCAAGGACAGTGTTATCAACGGCATTCAATTCATCCAGCAGTTTAAGCACATCATTCATCCAAAATGCACAAACACAATTTTAGAAAAAAACAATTACGCGTGGGATACAAAGAACGGCAAACAGCTTAACGTTCCGGTTGATGAGTACAATCATCTTATGGACGCAGAGCGTTATGCGGTAGAAAAATACAGCACCAAAACAAACAACGTAGAAATTTTGAGGTAAAAAAATGATAACACAACTTGAGTTACTTAACGTCCAAATGTCGCTTCAGAAAAGATTACATCAGCAGTCTGTTAGCAATGAAGTGGTTTTAAAGAATCTGATCGACAACGATAAATCCAGCCAGCTTAAGCTTGATATGTACACCGGAGAAAACTACTACCGGGCAAAGCATAAAATATCAGACAGAAAGATCCAGTACTATATGGACGGGAAATATATTGAGGATAAAAGCAAAGCCAACAACAAGGCTGTCAACCCATATCATCAAATGCTTGTGGATCAGAAGGCTGATTACATTGCCGGCAATGCGATAAAGTTTACTGTTACCCAGGAAGAGGGCAACGATGCATCGATAAAACTTGCAACGGAATATCAGAATTTTATTCAGCAGTATCTTGGAGATGAGTTTGAGACTATTGCCGTTGATTGGATTATTGGAGCTTCAAATAAATCCGTTGAGTGGCTTCACGTGTTCATCGATGAGGAGGGAAATTTTGATTATACTATCACAGATGCAATTCAGATCATCCCAATTTATGACAGCGACTATGAGAAAGTGCTCATCGGTCTTATCCGTTATTACACCGTTGAGTATGTCGAAGACAACGGCGAAAAAAAGAAAAAAATAAAAGCCGAGTGGTGGGATGAAAAAGAAGTTACGTTTTACGTTGAGCAGAAAGATGGAAGTTTTGCTAAAGAAATTATTTTAAAAGAAAATGGAGATGCTGAGCTTAACCCACGACCGCACTGGCTTGAGACAAACACAGTAACAAACTCTACACTTGGAAAGGGCTGGGGAAAAGTTCCGTTCATTCCGCTTTACAACAACAGCAAAAAAATAAATGATCTAAGCCGCATAAAAGCATTGATTGATATTTACGATCTTGTCGTGAGCGACTTTGCAAATAATCTTGAAGACATTCAGGATGCTATCTGGGTGCTGAAGGGTTATGAGGGCGAGAACTTAAAAGAGTTTATGACTAACCTGAAAATGTACAAAGCAATAAAGGTTAGTGGTGATGGTGATGTTGACAACAAAAAGATTGACATCCCCAGCGAAGCACGTGTGAAGATATTAGAAGAGCTTGAAGATCAGATCTATGCTTTTGGACGCGGCGTGAATATGAACACGGATAAGTTTGGCAATTCACCGAGCGGCATTGCGTTAAAGTTTTTATTCTCAAATCTTGATATGAAATCAAACGCATTGATCAGACAGATGCAGGGCTCGCTTAAAGATTTGATTTGGTTTGTAACCGAGTGGATTAATCTTGTTGAGAAAAAAGATTACGACTACACACAGGTGCGTGCTACTTTCAACAAATCGATTATCATCAACGAGCAGGAGCTTATTACAAGCGCACGGGATAGCAAGGGAATTATTTCTGATGAAACTATTATGGAGCATCATCCGTGGGTTGAGGATGCAAGCGAAGAGCTGCTGAGATTGGAAGAGCAGGGAGCTAATATTGATTTTACTGATGACCCGAATAATCCTGATGAGAAATAAATGGCACAAATATTATTTGAACCAAAATATCAGATCGGTGATGTGGTTTGCTTGAGGATAGCCCCAGAACACAAGATGGTGATTCAAGGATATGAGATTAAGCAGACAACACCAGCGGGAGAAGTTAGTTATTTCATTTATTCGATGTATGACGCTGAAGGAATAAATTTTCTTTACAGCGAAAACGATCTTGAGCTTGTTGAAGCGGTTAAACAGAAATGAGTCTTAAAGACGACATAAACAAACGCATCAGTGACCTTCTGAAGAAAGCCGATACGAACGCCGAGAAGCTGATTGCAGCACACGAAAAGAATTTGGTTAAAGCTTACGGTAATGCGTTAAAAGAAATTAAGCGTTTGATTTTGCAGATGTACGAGAAGTATGGCAGCGATGTTTCGTTTGCCGATATGAGTAGTTACAATCGTCTTACAAATCTTGAGCAGCAGATTGCTGATGAAATTAAAAAGCTTACCAACGCATCAATCAAAACAACTACTTCGGCATTAAAGGATCTTTACAGCGAACAGTTTTACAGAGCTGGTTTTGCCTTTGAGCAATCACTTGGTGTAAAGTTAGGGTTTGGATTGCTTAACCCGGATGTGATAAAAGCGAGCGTTCTTAATTCGTTGGACCGTATTAAGTGGACTGGTAGGATGAAAGATCACGCTAAGCAGTATGTAAACCAGATAAGAACAGAGATAACGCAGGGGCTTATCCAGGGCAGCGGTTACGGCAAGATAACAAAGCGTATTGTTGATAAGACCGGGATAAATGCAAGCAAAGTAATTCGTATTGTTCGCACTGAAGGACATCGTGTACAGAGTGCCGGTAGTTTACTTGCTTACGATAAAACTCAAAGCGCTGCAGATCGGTTAGGACTTAAGACCGTTAAAGTTTGGGTCGCAACGTTAGACAATCGCACCAGGGACAGTCATCAGAAGATGGATGGCGTTGAAGCGAATGCTGATGGAGTTTTCACTCTGCCATCCGGTGTTACAGCAGAAGCACCGGGATTAAGCGGAGTTGCGGAGGAAGATATTAACTGCAGGTGCACCACGATAATGCAGTTTAAAGATTTTCCTCCTGCTTTTAGAAAAGACAACGAGACAAAGCAAATTATTAAATACAAAAATTACGAAGAGTGGAAGAACGCGAAAGGAATTACCGCATAACCCCAAACCTGGTAAGCTGTGAGTGCCAGCCCAAATTAACCGCAGCGTTTCATATTGATCCTCCTTTGAACGAGCGCCTGAACAACGCTCGTTTTTTTATATCCTACCAAAAAGTAGGATGACACTCAATTTTCTACAAATTACTTTTTCACCAGAAAATAAATCGACTCTTTGGTATTTCTAAGTCGTTAAAGAAGAAAGACTGATTCGAGGTTCGTGACCTCGTAAATAAACGTACAAGAAATAATAAACGGAGAAAGTTGTAATGGACGAATTAAAAAAACTTTTAGGTGATGATCTGTTTTCTCAGATGACCGCGAAGCTCGGCGACAAAGAGCTGTACTTACACAACAAGGGTGAAAAAGTTATTGTTGACGACGGCACCCTGATTAAAAAGGATGGTATGATACCGAAGGAGCGTTTTGACGAAGTGAACAACGCTAAGAAAGATTACGCTGATCAGGTGGCAAAGCTATCCACAGAAATTGAAGGACTTAAAAACGTTTCCGGTGACAAAGATAAACTGAAAGAGCAGCTTGAAAAGATAACTGCTGATTTCACAAATCTTAAAACCGAGTCTGAGACAAAAGAGAAACAACTTGCTAAAAAGTTTGTATTGCGCGATCACTTGCGCGATGCCGGTGCAAAACACGTTGATCTTCTTGAAGCCAAATTTGATTTGAGTAAAATTGAGATTGGTGACGACGGGAAGATAAAAGATTTTGAGACCGTGGTTAAGGGTGTTAAAGAAACTTACTCCGAGCTTTTCGGGGATACAAAGAGACAAGGCTTTGACCCTAAGAAAGGCACGAACCCGCCTGCTGACGTTTACACGGAAGAGGAAGTAAAGAAGATGAGTGCTTCTGAGGTTGCTGCAAACGTTGAGAAGGTAAATAAATCAGTTGAGTTTTGGAATTCACAAAAATAAGGAATATTGAAAAATGTCTTTAAGCAATTTTATTCCCAGTATATGGGCAGGTAACTTACTCAGTGCTCTTGACAAAGCACACGTTGCAGTAAGTGTCGCAAACCGTGAGTACGAAGGCGACATTAAACAAGGCGGCGACAGTGTTAGAATTAATCAGATCGGTGACATCACAGTTGGTTCTTACACAAAGAACACCAACATTTCTACAGCTCAGGATCTTCAGGACGCTCAAACCATTCTTACCATTGATCAGCAGAAATACTTCAACTTCCAAGTTGATGATGTTGACAAAGCTCAAACCAAACCAAAAGTAATGAGTGAAGCAATGAGAAAAGCTGCTTACGCTTTACGCGATACAGCAGACACTTATTTGCTCGGTCTTTACTCTCAGGCTGGTTTAGGTGTTGGAATTTCTGGTGGTGTTGTTAGTCCGGTTGGTCTAACCAGTTTAAATGTTGAAGACACATTGCTGCAGGTTGGCGAAACAATGGACGGTGCAAATATTCCGAGAGAAGGAAGATTCGGAATCGTTCCTCCTTGGGTAGTTACAAAAATGATTCTTGCCGGTTTAACCACAAAAACAATGAACGATGTTCTTTGGGAAAATGGAAAACTTGGTAAAGTTCTTGGGTTTGACATTCTGATGTCAAACAACGTTAGCAAGAATTCCGCAAGCTGGGATATTACCAGAAATATCTTTGGCGTTCGTGGAATGTCGTTGAATTATGCTGAGCAGATTCTTTCAGTTGAAGCTTACAGAATGGAATTGAGATTTGCAGACGCAGTTAAAGGATTGCACGTTTACGGTGCTAAATGGCGTGCTGATGCAACTTGCGTTCTTTACGCAGACAAAACTGCTGAGGCATAACAGATGCCACGATTAGAAAGAAAATTGTTAAAAGAATCTCTAAACTTGAAACAGGGTAGAGATGTAAACGTTATTACGGGAAATGCTGGGATTGACATCTCAGCAGCCGTTTACACCGGCTTCATCCCGTTTTTAATGATAAACCCCGCTGAGGGTGAAGGTCTTGTTGATTGTGTAATTGACATTGACCTGGACAAAGCAACAGACGGTGTGAATGAAGTTGCAATTGCAAGTGATACAGTTGTTTGCGCTCTTCAGACCCGTGTTGATGGTACAAACTGGGTAACGACTGAATTAATGTCCTCAATTACTTTAACCGGTACTGCAGGATCTATTGCAGACGGAAAGAATGGACACAAATTCAAAGTCGGATTGGTTGACCCCACAGGATTAGTTAGAGTTTCGATAAAATTAAGTGCTGAGAGAGCTGACTGTTATATTCCTTACAGAGTTACTTACA